TTACTTCTTTTTCTTTTCAATTTCTTCAGACAATGGATTCGACTCCATGGCCTTTTTGATGTTTTCATCAGATAAATGTGTGTATATCTCAGTGGTCGCAATGCTTTTGTGACCGAGTATATCTTTCAGTACAAGAGTATCTACACCGCCGTGTTGGTACATTAGGGTTGCGGCTGTATGCCTGAGCTTGTGGGTAGTAATACCCAAATTGCTAAGTCCTGCACGCTGGAGCTGTTCATCTACTATTTGTTGAACACGTCGCTTGTTTATCCTTGTTTTGTTAGCTGACAAAAAAATGGCAGTTTGTTCCACATGGGGGCGGGTAGTGTCAATATACTCATCAAGTGCAGAAACACAAGCGTCGTTAAGATAAATAATGCGCTCCTTGCGGCCTTTGCCGAGGACACGCAGAGTTCTGTTATCTCGGCTGTAATCGCTTAAATTCAAGCCCACAAGCTCGCTCAGACGCATACCGCAGTTAAGGAACAGAGTAATGATACAATAATCACGCACCTGATTTTTAGAGTCGATATTACGCAGAAGCTCAAGGCTTTGTTCAAGGGACAGATATTTAGGCAAGGCTTGATTTATATGTGGCAATTCAAGATCATCAAGCGGATTGTTTGAAATAATCTTGGCTTTTTGGCAAAGATAAACATAGAATTGTTTCAACGCTGAACATTTTCTTGCACGGGTTTTGGTGGAATTATTGCGCTCATCTTTGAGATACTTTAAATAAACATAAGCATCGTTTAGTGAAAAGCATTCGAGCCATTCTATTGGCGTTTCTTTTATTTTTATTTTATTGAAAGGCGTTTCGGCTGGAACTGCATGGTGCTTGACATTAAGATATCGCAGAAATGTTCGGATATCAATAAAATAAGCTTCTTCAGTGCGGTCAGAACGGTCTTTGACAACTTTCATGTTAGTTAGAAAATCGTCAAGATAATATGGGCAATCATCTACATATGCTTGTTTCATTTATATCTATTCTCCTTATTTATCACTTCTCTAAGTTTCACTAAATTTTTATTTAGTGAAACTGATTGTCAATATAAGTATTATACCACATTCCCGACTTAGTGTCAAGAAGTGCCGACGTCATTATAACAAAATGCTTTTTAGGATACTGACGGCACAACTTTTTATAATTTTTTACTAAACCAGGACAATAACCCTCAGAAGACATAAAGTAAAAATAATGCCAAACATGAAAATCATCTAATGAAACAATCATAAAACACATAATTACACCCCCCATTATAACAATTTCTTTGACAATTGATAAAGACGACGCCAATAATCAAAATATTCATGATCGGTAACTAAACCAACAGACTTAAAAGCAGATAAGAAGCCAAGAGCCTCTGTAAAAGTAATCATACCATTAGAAAGATAAGAAATTTGTTCATCCATGCGTTCCTTAGCAATAATCTTCATTTGTTCAATAGTCATAATATCAATCCTTTCACTTGACAAAACATAAAATTTATGATATCATATAAGACAAGGCGAGGTTAAAACCTTGCTAATATGATATTTTTTTGTGTACAGAAGTGGCTTACTTACGAACCTTAGTGAGCCACTTCATTATTTTTATAAGTGCGACTACGGCAGGACTTGCGAACGTCCAGAACGTAATCACTTCAAACCATTGCACTACATCACCACCTTTACAAGTGGATTTGACCTCTTTACTCCTTTCTTAACCTCTGTATATATTATAACATATTGCTAGCATTATATCAATAGATAAATTGCACAAATTTTGCTAGCAATATATATTGAAATTGCATATTGATAGCATTATAAAAATATGATATAATATAATCCAAAGAGGTGATAAAATGGTAAGCAAGGCACAACAAAAAGCTACAAGCAAATATATTTCAAAAGCATATGACCAAGTATCATTAAGAATGCCTAAAGGAAAAAGGGACATATACAAAGCTCATGCAGAGAAAAAAGGAAAGAGTCTGAACGCTCTAATACTAGAGCTGCTTGAAGACGATATAAAATTTGAAGAAATAATGCAGGAAGATGATTAAAATCTTCCTGTTTTTCTTTTTAAAACAGTTCGAGACAAAGACATACGAGCTCCAAAAAGATGATCGAGAAGAAACAACGCTTTTTCATGAGAAACATCATGAAAAATAATATCTTTGTAATACACATTATAAAGGGACACAAGTTCCTGCGATTCTCTTATCCTGTGAACACGGTAACGTGTTTTTTTGAGATAGTGATTAAAAAAATCACATTCTAAGCGTGGTCTAATGCCACGCTTATCTTCATTGCAAAAACAGCAGGCACCGCCTTGACGGCGTTGCCAAGGGCATGCACGGCTATTACATACAGTGCAAATACAGTAATAGCATTTAGGGTGATGCCAACGTATCAGAATTATCACCCCCTATAGGTTTATATAAGTCAGGTAATCGGGACAAAACGGACGCTATATCATCACAATTTTCACAAATATGCTCAAATTGTGAGAGGTCACAAGACATCAAGCCCATACGTTCAAGATAATCAAGGCGGTTGAGCAAGTCCATTTCTGGAATAAGATTATCCTGACTATCAAGCTCCTGTTTGAGCTTAATATACTTAGGATTTCTCTTTGAGCAGTCCTTAAATATGTCTTTAACTGCTTGTGTAACGCCTACGGCTTGAATATATGTGGCGGTTGCACCGCCGAATTTTTTTGTTGTTGTCTGTTTTAATTTGTAGAGGTTATACTCTTCATCTTTTTTCTCGAATAACTTTATTTTCTCTGCATTACCTATAAATTTTTGATACCATTCTTGAAGACCCCACCGGCGATTGTTTGTGTCGTTCTCTTCCGGTTCTACGAACCGGAGATAGTTATATATAACACCGGCGAATACTTCGCCGATGTTATAATCATTTTCAATGTACTTTCTGACGAAAGTACATGCTCGATCATCACGCAATTGGATTTCCCACCTTACCCAGTGGGAGAGGTCTGAGCGGTTACGTTCTTCTTTCTTGTCATAGATACGGAACATAAGATTAGACTTTTTTGAACCAAAATAAACAGTACGTTCTTTTTTTGCATTAAGTATGCCAAGTTCCCAGAAACCACGACGGAACGTAGTTATCATATGGTCACGCTGGAGAGATTCGTGATAAATAATATCCATATCAAGAACATTATCAAAATCATCATAAGAAACATCAAGACGTGAAATATGATAATCTTCACAAGAAACTAAAAGAGCAAGTAAGCTATTCCAATCACAGTTTGAAGAATGTGTTTCATAAGCACGACAACCAGAGCCAGACATATTTACATATGTAGTATCTTTATGATACTCACCGCCCCAGCTCTGAGGCACGCCCCAGCAAATAGTTATACCATTGAAATAGATAGAATGAGTATAACCATTAAACGGACGTTCAAGCTCAATCCATTGAACATGCGACAAGCCAAGCATAGCCTTTAAATCTTCAACACCATCAGAAACAGAGGTAAAAGAAAGCCAATCAAAAATAATTGCATTATGATTTTCTGACATATCAATTACCTCCCTTTTTATTTCTTATTATTCATGACTTGCGCACCATGGGCGCGCAAGTCTATTCACCATACTTTTTATTATGGCGTGGTTGAAGTGGTACAAGTGGTTTACGCTCGAAGCTGTCAAAATACTTATAGTAGAAAGGTCTGAAATACCAACGAGTAGAAAGCAAGCCCTTCATACGATAACCGCATTGAATTTCATTGGTAAAATCATTGATAACAATTTTACGAACAATCGGAGTAGTGAAAGACCACCACATAAATTTACGAATGTATAACAACTCAGCCGTATTATTTCTAATCTTTTTATCAACATCATCATAAGCCTGCGTAAAGTATACAACATCACAACCATAATGACGGTGATTAGAGAAAAAATATTTAAGTTCAGCAGTGAAACTCTTGAACCCTCTGCTATCAGCTTCATTCATAGCTTCATCAATAAGAATTAAGCTATTTTCAAAATTATAAACGCCAAGGTCTTTAAATTCGATCGGATAAGCACCTTTAAGGTAAAAGTTACAATAAACTTTATCATACCTCTTCCCTTTTAGCGCCGACTTGCACATCTTAGCCATTAAAGTTGATTTACCGCTACCAGGCAAGCCAAAAACACACGTTATCATTTATACATCACCCTTTTACCGCTCACGAAGTGCATAGCCAGACTAACGAGAGAAAGAAAAGCATAAGAACAACAAGCGAATATAAATAAATCTACCGAACAGATAGACGAAATAAAGCCAATAATAATACCACACAAGGAAAGCATAAACAAACCCCCTTTTAAAAAAAATTAAGCACATAGTTCAAAGCTGAACTATGTGCTTGAGCGTTATAGTCCGAAACGCTATAACGGTTATCTGCCAATGAGACGTTTAGCAAGACCTATGATAGCACCGCAAACGAAAATACCGACAGGAAGAAGAAGCAACGGCTGTGAAGCGATCGTTGTAACAAGGTTACCGAATTCAGTGAAAAAATAAGTAACAACTTCCTTAACACCAGTAAGACCAGCAGAGATTGCACCATCGGCAAGAGGAGTAACAGCGTTAGATACAGAATCAACCATAAGTAAAAACCACCTTTCAAAAATTAAAGTATCTTAACGAATGAATATATTAAGGAGTCCAGTGATAGCCTTAATGATAAGACCAACAAAAAGAACTGCAATAATAACAAGAGTTATGACAACATAATCACCATAAGCCGTTGTGTCAATGCCATTGAAGATATACGTAATAAGCCAATCATAAAGAGACATATCATTTACCCCCAAAGAGAATTGATTTAACAGCACCGCCAAGGAGACAAGCACCAAAGACGATAGCAAAGACTAAAGGATAATTTATATCAAGATCATAGTTATATGAACCAGAAGTCTGATAGATAGTAGGATAAAGAGGAGTTGCAGGAGTTGAAGTGTAACACATGGTATCTTGAACAGGAATATCAAATGAAACGTCTTCACCCTCAGAGATAGTTTTAATATACTCGTCATGAGACATTTGCATATAAACAGCCTCTTTTATATCAAAATGAGAGCCGTTGACCTCAACAGGAGACTTGCTAAGATAGATATGTATAAGGCGATTATTAGCGCCAAAAGATTCAGGGTAAACTACATAATAGGGATAACCACTATCAGTTACAACGCCCTTTAAGAAATCCAATTCATCAGCGTTTAGCATTTTTATCATTCCTTTCACTTGTAGCCTTATGATACTGGTATTCACTGTTACCACGAGCCACAAACGGCAACAAGACAGTGAATAAGAAGCCCATAAAGGTTATACTAAGGATAAGCCAGAAAAGAGAAACAGAATAACCATAAGCAGTGAAAACAGTTTTATTCATAATTCCATAGACCTGAGAGAAAAGATTAAGAATATAATCAAAAACAGCCTGCATATTATTCACCAGCCTTATGATTTATCACCAAAACGGCAATACGAACAGTAACCACAAACATGGCAGCGGACAAAAGAACAGTCGGAAGCAATCCAATAGAAGCAGTAACAGTTTTTATTATATCAGGTAAAGAGGTAAAAAGCTCAACACCTGCATTAATGATATTATGGATAAAGTCAAAAAGAGTTTTAAAGATATCTATGATAGCCGTAAAACCATTTTTAATTGTATCAAGCATAAAATCACCGCCTTGAACCGAAAATAAACCAGCCGACAACAGCAACAGATAGAACTGTAATCATGAAACCGCTAAGCCCAGCAGATTGAATTATTTTATCAAACAGTGTACGGACAAGACCAGCACCCTGCGTTAAATCAGTAGAAAAATCAGAATTGAAATCAAAATCAGATATATCTTGACCCGAACCATTAACAGAAGGGTCAACAGAACTATCAAACTTATAGACAAGCTTGTCCTTATCGACTTCCGCACCAGTATTTACATTATAATAATTGTAAGTACGATTATCATTATTCCACGTTTTCATAATAGGATCATCAGGGTTATCAGGATCCTTAAGAGTAGGGTCAACAGTAGAAATACCCTCGGACGAAATTTTAAACGTAAGATTTGCTATCTCAAATGGTTTTGAACCATTATAAACAAATGCACGAGCGGTATAATAATAATCAGTCTTGCACCCTGCGTGAAGAAGAGTATCAACGGAAATGCTATAATGAGGACCGACCGAATTTGCAAGAAGATAATCACCAATAACCTGCTCATGTTTGTTAGGAACGTCAGGAGAAGAAGAAGTAATTGTTTTAGTATAAACGTACTTATAAGGCTTATAAACTAAAGTTTCAACCGCTACCAATGTATCATAAACTTCAATCCAAACACGATTATCAACAGGTAATGAAGTAGCGTTATCGTTCAAGCAACAGAAGAATTCAATATCAGACTTGAAATCGAACTGAGCATTAACGGGAGATTTAAAGGGAGCATTAGTATCGGTATAAATAGGAACATCACCCTCATAGACAGGTAAATCAGAATAAATTATATTAAAGTCTTTAATATCAGCATAAACGATATTACCATACCTAACTTCACGGTTACAAGAATATTCCTTAAAGCGATGAACAAATGAATCAATAAATGTTCCATCTGTAGAAACAGTTCTATCAGACGAATTATAAAAAAACTTCAAAGAACGAGAAACAACAAAACATTGATAAAATGAAAAACTATTAGATTTATAAGATACAACCATATAAGAATATGAAGAATGAGGATAGGAATCTTCTAAATTTGAAAAAATATGATCAGTAAAAACAGAATCAGAATCATCAGCACTCACAGGCAAAACAGAAATAAAAGAAAGGGTGAGCAGTAAAACGGAAATGAAAGACACAACAAACTTTTTCACATTACCACTCCCCTCTCAAATATTTTAACGATTATTCATGAATGAGCCGTATGCTGTCAAGATTAGCGTACTGATCGAATGACACGTCAAAGCTCATACCGATCATGCTGAAAAAGTCATGGAAAGACTTAACATCATTTGTAAGAGACGGAACCTTATTTGTAGGGAAATAGGTTGAACGTGGTGTAACAACCTCTTCACCAGCCGACTCATCAGAAGTACAAGGTATTGTGAAATAAAGCTGAAGTTTATCATACTGTCTTCCCTGATACTCACCGCACTTATGTGCAACACCGATTAATTTAACGATCATTTTAGTTTACCGTCCTTTTCCATAATTTTTTTTGTGCTCTTATAAATACCCTTGTTGTTACGTTTCTCAGCTCGAGAGTAAATGACGTTCGCAATAATTAGCAGGAACAAAACCACCAAAGCAATTATGAGAAACCAGTAACCTATACTTGCTAGCATTTATAAACACCTCCTGTTTTATATTAGCCATATGTGGCTATTTATAATTATAGCCACTTTTGGCTAAATGTCAATAGGTAATTAGCCAAATGTGATATAATTTAGAAAAATAGACAAAAAAGAGGTAATAAATATGACATATTATCCAAGATTAAAAGATTTGAGAGAAGATAATGATTTGACACAAGAAGAAGTAGCAACAATATTAAATACTACCTATCAGTATTACAATAAATACGAAACGGGAAAAATACCAATAACATTTGAAAGAGCAATAATACTTGCCAAATACTACAAAGTATCACTTGATTACATAGCAGGAATAACCAATAATAAGAACGGAATCGGATATAACAGAGAAAGTAAAACAGAAATAAAACAACAGAATAACGCAACAACAATTATAAATCTTAACAGCAAAGGAGAATAAAAATGAAAAGAGAGCCATTATTAAAACTAAATGAAAAAAGAAAAGGAATTGAAAGTGCAGGAGATTCAACACTATACAAAGATGATACCAAAAATGAAAGATTTGAATATCTAGTTGAAGAAGACGAAAATTTTATATACTATACAGCAATATATAGAATGAGAAAAGACGGCAGGTGGACAAGAAAAAAACTTGAAAAAGAAAAAGCAATGCAAAAATCACCACTAACGGACAAGCTACAGGAGCTAGGACGAGAGAGTAGAAAAGAAATAAGAGAAGAAAAAGGAAAAGGCTGTTTCAACACAATCGACAAGATACAATTAAAGGACAAATAA